GTGCGTGGGTCAATGAACGCGCCTGACATAAAGTCTTCGCGGCTCTTGCCAGACTGTTGCAGTACGCGCTCAACCAGCTTCTGCTGATTCGGGAACTTGTCAGGTTGCATAAACCAACGGTTCGGTACAGGGATGATGGGTAGGCGACCCTCTTCACCCATCTTGGATACCATGCCACTGATTTCGCTGTAAGGCTCGTCGTCCGCAAATAGCTTCTTCATCACCTTGCCTGCGCCCTTGACAATCTTTCCGCCGTCGGCTTTGGCAAGAGTTCCCAAGGACTCTAAGTCATGCACCATCAGAGCAGGGAAGGAATCTATACCCAACTCCCTCAGTGCATCGAACCTATGACCGCCCTCAAGGATGTAGTGACCCTCGGCGTCCTTCACAACAATCAGAGGGTTCAGTTCTTTGTTCTCTTGGATTTGTCGCGCCAGTTCTTTGGTGCGCTTCTCTTCTTGAACGCTTCTGTATTTTGGCTTGCCAACAGTCTCGAAGGCGCTCATTGGCACTTCTTGCAAACCTTGCGTAGAGTAGTCAGTCAGAGATGCGCCAATTGAAGATTGGTTTGGAATGTCCTGCCTGATACGCATTCCATTTACCACGTCATCAGCAAATAGTTTCTTGAATGCCTTAGCCGCGCCCTTGACTACCTTACCACCACCAGCCATACCCATGCGGGCTTCGATAGCGGCGCTCAATCTGGCGTCAGCGGCTTCGAGGTCAACCTCTCCACCTTTAGCCATTCGGTTTTCGATTGCCTTTGCGAGTCGCTTATCTGCTTCGCTGATGTTGATGGCTCCGCCCTTCTTCTGCCCTGTCAACTTCTTGATGCGCTCACGGTATTGGTTGTACTGATTGATGTATTGGTCGTCCACTACCTGATGTGGGAACACCTTTTGAATCGTTCCAGTGAAGTCGGATGGGCGCTTGGTCGAGGCGATGTGTTTTGCCGCGTCAGGGAAGTCAAGCACAAAGGGAGTCAACACCTCTTGAGGGCCTAGCGCCTCACCGAGGATGCGGTGGCTGTATGTGTTGTGTGGCGCTCCTGCCGCCTCCACCAATGCGTTGGGTTTCAACTCGCCAGTCATCAGACCAGTCATGTTGATTTCCATGTCACGGATGCGTGGTTCGGTGATGGCGTATTGAATGTCCAGACCGTTGGGCAAACCCAAGGGTTCGGTGACGGCTGGCGTCTTGAATCGATTGTTGACCCACTTGCGAAGGGCGGTGTTTTCCTTCATTGCGGCGAGGGCGGCTTCACGGTCAGCGAGACCCGGCCAATCTGGGAAAGTCACCTTCTTCTTTGCCACTGGGTCAAAGTACCCCTTGGCAATCAATCTATCAAACTGGTTGATTTTGCTAGGCTGTGCCTTTGACCAATCAATCGCCCGCAGGTTGGCGTCAGCAAAGTGCATGGCGAAGTTGTTGGACATAGGCCCCATTGCAAGGTGGGAGCCAATCACACGCTCAGGGTTATATAGTTCAGCCACGCGGTCAACCTTGGCTTGCACGTTCTTGGCTGGGGTCTCAGTGGACTTCCAGAACTCAGGGTCTTTGAGGTGCTTCTGCCCTAAGCCATAGTACGCGCCGCCTTGTTGCTGTGAGTCAATGGGGAAGCCTTCGACCTCGTCAAGTATCTTGTCGGACACGGTTTGGTCGCCGGGGAACGCCACCTTCACATCCCCTTTGCGAGGCGTGTAAGGCGTCTCCTTCGCCACCGTGCCTGTCGGCGTCAACTTGTAGTTCAGGTTCTTGACCCGTTGGCTCTCCTTCATGGAGCGACCCGCTAAGTTCTTGGTGTCGCCTGCCTTACCACTCGTGACGTGTTCGCCAAGCATCTGACGAGCAACTCGGTCAGCCTGCGCATTGATGAACTCGTCGGACAGGTTAGCGCGGGGTAGCTTCAATGGCAACGCCTTATCACCACTGTGTGACAACAGTTCCCTCAAGCGGGCTTCCTCTGGAGTCTCCAGCAGACGTTTGCCTATTGCACCGAGTGCGCCGAGTTTGTTTTTAGGGCCTGCCATAGTTACACCGCATATGGGTTGACCCGCTCTTTACGGGCATAAGCATAGTCATCGTCGTCATCATACAGAGGCTCTGGGTTGATGTCGAGGAAGCCCATGTCTTTGAGCAGGCGCATTGCCTGAGTAGTCGAGTCGACGTAGTCATCGTGCGCGGCATCAGGGAAGGCGCATATCTGGGATAGGAAGCCCTCAGCCCAGTCCTTCACATAGCCCTTATGCACGCTGGACTCTGGGAGCCAGACCCTGCCAGTGGCAAAGATGGAGGCGGTAATCTGCAAGCGGGTCATCTTGTCCGCATTGCCGGGGTTCCACGCCCGTACAGGCAAGTGCATCGCCTGCAACTCTTGTACAAGACTCAGCCCTGACGCCTTCGCCTCCACCAGTATCAGGTCAGGGCGCTTTGCCTCTCTGCCCTCACCGTAAGACACACGCCACTCATCTAGCACTTTGGGCTTCAGCTTGGGGAACGTCAGGTGTTCAGCCCAGCAGTCGAGGAGCAGGACGGACATTGGCCCATCCGTTGGCTTGAACACGCCCCACGTCGTCATAGCGGTCGGGTCGTTGTAGGTCTTGTCCGTGTACGCTGAGTCATACGACTGCACGATGTACTCGAACTTAGGGAAGGGGCGGTCATGCGGGTACATCTTGAACATGGAGCGACTCACCACCTTGCCATCTTCGAGGTCTACCAACTGACCCATCACCTCCTGCTCATACAGCTTAGAACCCTTGTATGACTCCAACTGCTTGCGGAAGGTGGAGGCTAGGTTCGCCTCGTTCTCGTATGTGCTGGCGCGGTCAATCACCACGTCGTCACCCTCGCGCCCCACCAAGTCAATGATGAGGTCTTTGGGGCGCGGTGTCGTGGTCACAATGACACGAGGCTTGTCACCTAGACGCAGTCCCATCATCATCATGTCCCACGCTTCACCAGCGCCGAGGTATTGGAATGCCGCCAACTCGTCACACCATGCAAAGTGGAACTGAGGGCCACGCAAACGCTCATATGAGTCGCCACTGATGCCACGAATGATGGAGCCATTCGATAGCTTTATCTGGTGGTCTTGTTTGTTGTAGTCCACCACGAGTTCCTGCGGGATGCACGCGAGGAGACCAGACTGTCCCTCAAAGCAGGTGAACTTGATGTCGTTGGACGTAGGAGCCAGCACCAGACAGCGTGACTCAGGGTTCGTCCATGCCCACCACCAGAGCGCCTCAGCGGCGGAGCGGGTCTTGCCTGCCCCTCGACCTGCCAGCATCATCCACACGGTGTAGTCCATCTCCAGTGGAGGCGGGACTTGGTAGCGGTGGGCGCTGGCTACCCACTTGGCGTGGGCGATGTAGGCAATGCGGTCATGGTCAGAGAAGGCGTTGAACTCCGCCTGTACTGCTGGGTCTTCGAGAATCTCAGCCAGCACGCTTGGTCATCTCCATGTTGCGGATAACCTCAAGGAACTTATTGGCGTTGGTGTCCTCGGTCTTGATGGCGGCGGCTCCCTCGACCCCATGCAGACCCAGCTTGTCACCGTACTTGGTGGGGTGGAACTTAGCCAACAACTTCAGGCGGGTCTCAATCTGTAGCTTGCGGTGACCCAACATATCCTCAATGGTCGTGGCGGTTCCCTCGTCAGTCATCACCTGCTTCTGACCGAACTGCGGCGTGTCAGCAATCAGCAAGCATTCCTCAGCGATGGCGTCATAGCCAATATCGCGTGCGCGTGCGATGGATGCGGATAATTCAGGGTCGCGCCCCATCCAATCGTAAACCGTCCTCCACGCAGGGAAGCCATCGTTCTCTCTGCATATCTGTCTAAGAGGTATTCCCTCACTGAGTTGTTCACAGATGATGCGTGCTATCTCAGGGTCGTACTTTGAGGGGCGTCCCATCTTCTTAGGGGCTACAGGCGTCTTTGCGGGCGTAGGGCTACCTTGGGCTTGCGTCTGAGCCTTCGGTGTCTTGGCGGGCTTCTTTGCCGCCTTAGTGATGGTTTCTGGCATAACCCGTAATCCCCATGAACGTGAATGAATGACGTCAGTGTATTCGATTCGCTTTCATTTCGCCAGACCAACACAACTGGGGGCTAAACGCGCTTCACTTCGTTTCGACCAAGGTCACAACCCCCATGCGTCTTGGCTCCACTTGCGTGGAAACCGACTCGGTTCTATTTCGCTTTCGACTCGCTACAAAGGCTTCCGACGTATGCGCGAGGGCTTTGCTTTGCGCAATCCTCTTCGCTCAATGTGAAGTCTGGAACCCATGCCGCAAGCACAAAAACCAGAGCCATCATTATACCAATGGCGACCTTCTCAAGCAAGGTTTCTTCTCTCATGT